GGTCAAGCCAAGACATTAAAAGGAGTTTTACGTGGCAAGAAAAGATCCTAAAGTAGGCACAGGTAAAAAACCAAAAGGTTCTGGGAGGAGACTCTATACTGATGAAAATCCTAAAGACACTGTTGGTATTAAGTTTGCGACCCCTACGGATGCTCGTAAAACTGTGGCAAAAGTTAAACGAATCAACAAACCTTTCGCGAGGAAAATCCAAATACTTACGGTTGGTGAACAGAGAGCCAAAGTTATGGGTAAGGCAAAGGTGGCTAGCATATTTAAAAAAGGTAAAGAAGCAATCAGGAAAGGAAAAAAAACGTGATGTTAGAAGCATTAAAAAAAAGATATGAAGCACAAATAGCTGAGTCTATTGCAACATTAAACATATATGTTAAAAACTCTGTAGGAATAGGCGAACATCCACAACATTTGGATGAAATGGATAAACTAATACAAGTAATTGTAGATGCAGAAGAAAAAATAAAAGTAATAGAAAGGTATGTTAAATAATGGAAGATCCAATAACAATAATAGATAAAATACAAAAGTATTTGAAGGAATCTTACCAATCACTAGGAGATACAATGATTGGTGGGGGTATTGACAATATGGAGAAATACAAGTACTTAATGGGACAGGCACATGCCTATTTAAAAATTTCACAGGAAATCTCTAACCTGCTAGAACCAAAGAAGGAGCAAAAAAAAGATGAAGACGGAACAATTATCAGATTCAAACGCGATACCGAAAACTAAATTAGCGTTAGAAGAAAAATATCAACAAGAAAACAAAGATATTGAAAAAAAAGAAAAAGAAGTTTTAGACAAAATTCAAAACAAAGAATCTACAAAATTACCTCAACCAACCGGTTGGAGAATATTAGTCTTACCTTTTAAAATGGCAGCCAAAACAAAAGGTGGATTATTCCTATCAGAAGAGACTATAGAAAGACAGCAAGTCGGATCAAACTGCGGACTCGTTTTAGAAATGGGACCACACTGTTATGACAAAGACAAATTTCCAGAAGGACCTTGGTGTAAAAAAGGCGACTGGATAGTTTTTGCAAGATATGCAGGAAGCAGAATCATGATCGACGGTGGGGAAGTTAGACTTTTAAACGACGATGAAGTTTTAGCTACCATCAAAAATCCAGAAGATATCGTCCATCAATACTAACATAGGAGATAACTATGCAAGACGTTGAAAAAAACGTTCCTATTGATACTTCAGGAAATGAAGTTGATGTAGATATAGAAGAGACAAAAGACGAAGCTGTTGTCGAACAAAAAGAAGAAACAGTTGAAAATCCGAATGTTCGTGAAGTTGTCAAAGAGGAAACAAAACCTGTTGAGACAAAAGAAGAACCCAAGGAAGAAGTAAAATCAGAAGAACCTAAAGCTGAAGAAGAAAAACCAAAAGACGAACTTGGTGAATACAGCGATGGTGTTAAAAAAAGAATTGCTAAACTTACGAAAAAGTGGAGAGAAGCGGAAAGACAAAAAGAAGCCGCTATCACTTATGCTCAAAAAGTTGAAGCAAACAGAAAAGCAGTAGAAGCAAAACTTGGAAAATTAGAACCAGGTTTTCTTGATGCCACTGAAAAAAGTATTACTGCAGGTTTAGATGCAGCGAAAGCCAAACTAGCAAAAGCTAGAGAAGCTAACGATGTAAATGCAGAAGCTGACGCAATGGCAGAAATATCTGAAGTAGGAGTTAGAAAAGCACAATGGTTAGAAGCTAAAGCAAAAGCTGAAGAGCAAACTAAAGCTAAACCAGAAGCTAGACCAACTCTTGATCAAGCATTACAACCAAAACAACCTACGCAAGACCCAAGAGCGGAAGAATGGGCTTCTAGGAACGAGTGGTTTGGTAAAGATAGTGCTATGACATACACTGCATTTGATCTTCATAAGAAATTAACTGAAGATGAAGGGTTCGATCCCAATAGTAACGAATATTATGCGGAAATAGATAAAAGAATAAGACTTGAATTTCCTAATAAATTTGGTACAACAGAGGTTAAACCAACGGCCAAACCTACACAAATAGTAGCTGAAGCGAAGCGAAGTGTAAGACCTGGACGCAAGACTGTGAGACTCACGCCATCACAGCAAACAATCGCTAAAAAATTAGGTGTGCCACTCGAAGAATATGCAAGACAATTAAGTCAAATCACGAAGGAGGTATAAGCATATGACAAAAGAAGATAAAAGAACTTCCCGTGCGAGCCAAACTAGAGACAAGAGCTCTAAGAAAAAAGTTTGGACTCCACCATCAAATTTAGATGCACCACCAGCGCCTACTGGTTTTCAACATAGGTGGCTAAGAGCCGAAACCATGGGTTTCAACGATGCTAAGAATATTCAGGGCAGATTAAGATCTGGTTATGAATTAGTAAGAGCCGATGAATATCCTGACGGTGATTATCCAAGAGTTGAAGACGGCAAATACGCTGGAGTGATCGGAGTTGGTGGCTTGTTGCTGGCAAGAGTGCCGGTTGAGATCGCGCAACAAAGAAATGCTCACTATCAAAAGAAACATGAGCAAGTCGTTGAAGCAATGGATCACGATCTTAAAGGACAACAGCATAAGAGTATGCCTATCAATATCGATAGACAAACTCGTGTAAACTTCGGTGGTACAAAGAAAAGTTAATTTTTTAACGATTCCTAGACCAACGATTAACTAACAAACGGAGAAAAAAACATGGCAACTAACAAAGATGCTCCATTCGGAATGAGAGCAATTGGTAAAGTTGGTCAAAATGACGATAACCAAGGTCTATCAGAGTATAATATCGCTGCTAGCGCCCCAGCAATTTTCCAAAACGATGCTGTAAAAGCATTGAACACGGCAACAATTGCACAAGCGGCTGCAGGTGATACTTTAATCGGTACACTTACTGGTGTCTTTTTTACCGACGCCAATACAAACAAGCCAACGTTCGCTAACCATTTGAAAGCTTCAAACACGGCAACGGACATTGTTGGTTTCATTTCAGATGACCCGTATGAAAGATTTGAGATTCAGTCTAACGCTGCTTTAGCGTTAACATCTGTTTTCTTGAATGCGGACATCGAAGTTACGGCTGGGACTACAGCAAACTTTCAGTCCAAGTCTGAACTAAACGCATCTACGGTTACTACAAGTACAGCTCAATTGAGAATACTTGGTGTGACTAAAGACGCAGAAAACAATAACACTTCAAATGTGACTACATACGCTACAAACGCGAACTTTGTTTGCAGCATTAACGAGCACTTCTTGAAGGGTACTGTAGGAGTATAAGGAGATAAACTATGGCAATAAGTAGAGGACAACTAGTTAAAGAACTAGAACCAGGTTTAAACGCCCTTTTCGGCCTGGAGTATAAACAATACGAAAACCAACATGCTGAGATCTATGCTACTGAAACTTCAGACAGAGCGTTTGAAGAAGAAGTAATGTTATCTGGCTTTGGACAAGCACAAACTAAACCAGAAGGTTCTGGTGTAGTGTTTGACAACGCACAAGAAACATACACGGCAAGATACACTATGGAAACTGTTGCGTTAGCGTTCGCGATTACTGAAGAAGCAATCGAGGACAACTTGTATGACAGACTTGCGTCTAGATATACAAAAGCGTTAGCAAGATCTATGGCTCAGACTAAACAAACAAAAGCGGTAACACCTCTTGTGAATGGATTTACTACATTCCAATCTGGTGATGGCGTAGTTCTGTTTAGCAGATCTCACCCAACAATCGCTGGAAACGTTGCGAATACGTTAGCAGTACAAGCTGACCTTAACGAAACGTCATTAGAGCAGTCTTTAATAGACATCGCTGAAATGACTGACGAAAGAGGTTTATTGATTGCAGCAAAAGGATTAAAATTAATTATTCCTTCAGCTCTTCAATTCACAGCTGAGAGACTAATGGCTTCTCAAGGTAGAACAGCTACAGCTGATAATGATATCAATGCTATCAGATCTATGGGAATGGTTCCTCAAGGTTACAGAGTGAACAATTTCTTAACTGATCCTGATCAGTTCTTCATTATTACTGATGTACCAAATGGTATGAAGTACTTTGATAGATCACCTATCAAAACAGCTATGGAAGGTGACTTTGACACTGGAAACGTAAGATACAAAGCTAGAGAAAGATACGTATTTGGCGTATCTGACTATAGAGGTATTTACGGTTCTAACGGAGCGTAATAAATAACTTTAAAGGGGGCTGTTGAAGGCCCCCTTTTTATGATAGAAAGAACGAACCCATGAAAAATTTCCGAGTACAAATCAGAGCATATGGCTATCATGCTGACTTCAATATGACGTGTGAAGATGATGATAAAGCCTTTGAAAATGCACTAGTTGACAAGCTAGGACAAAATGATATAGTCTGGGAAAAAGACGGATTTACTAGTAAATCCAAATTGTGGTTAACCTATGAGGAGGTTATAAATGACACACGTTCAAGAACTCTACACTCAGAAGAGAGGACTGGAACTTGAATGGTCGCAGCACTATAACAGAGAAAAAAGATATACTCTGGATATGGTGAGGATTGATGACAAAATAAAACAAGTCATTAATCATATTAAGCTAGCAGAAGCAAAGGAAGCTTCAATGCTTAATAGAATAGAAAATGCTGCACCTGACGTCTCTGTAGCTACGTAAGATAAAAACGCTACATCGCTGAAATCGCACTTTCTTTTAAGGCTCTCTTGCACTCTATCAAAATCTGCTATATACCTAAATCACTATACAATTAATTAGAACATAGACGCGTATAGTCGACGGCCTAGAGACTATGTTCGGAAAACTAGGAGGATAATAATATGGCAAATACTACATTTTCAGGACCGGTAAGATCTAAAAATGGTTTTATCAATTTAGGACCTGGAGCAGTTGTTGCTCTTACTGCAGCTACAAATTTAACTGTAGCGGCTCACGCAGGAAGACTTTTAACTATGGATCCCGTTGGGACTCCAACTGCAATCACACTACCTACAATCAACGCTACTGCTGACTCAGACGTAGCTGGACCAGGAAGTGACCCAAACAACCCAAACACTATTGGAACTACTTTTGAAATTCTTTTCGTTGATGAATTCACTGGTACAATTTCAACAGATGGAACTGACAAATTTGTTGGTTCAGTAATGGTTGGTGTTGACGATGGTTCGAAAAAAGCTTTCGTACCTGCAGCAGCAAATGATGTTGTAAATTTAAACGGAGAAGCTGGAGCTGGTAACGCTACTAAAGGTGGCTTAATTGGTTCTAGAATCAAGTTTACTGCAACAGCAGACAATCAATACATGGTTGAAGGTTTATTAATTGGTGACGGTACAATCGTTACACCTTTTGGTAACTAATAATTACGTGGGTGGGAAACTTTAAGACTTTTTGATCTTAATACCCACCCACACTAATAAGAAAACGGAGAAAAAAATATGGTATTCGGATCAGATAACGAAGCAACACAACAAACGACTGAGACAGGAACAATTCAGTCTGGACGAACAAGAGTTTACGGATTGTATTATACTGGAACAGCAACTGCTGGAGACATTGTTTTAAAAGATGGAGGAACTGGTGGAAGTGCAAAACTAACTCTTTCAAAAGCAGCTGTCGCAGAATCTAAAATGGTTGAGTTTCCAAGACCTGTTTTATTTAAAACAGATGTGTATGCAACTTTTACGACTGAACAAGTTACGTCTATTACTGTTTTTCATAGCGGCGGAAACCAAGATTAGGAGGCTGACTAATGGCCAACACGACTTCTGGAACTACAACGTTTGAAAAAACTTTTTATATCGATGAGATAGTTGAAGAGTGTTACAACAGACTTGGGCTTTTTGATATGAGCGGTTACAATTTAAAAACCGCAAGAAGATCTTTAAATATAATGTTTCAAGAATGGGGTAATAGAGGACTTCATTATTGGGAAGTAGGAAATACAAATATTACTTTAGTTAATGGTCAAAACGAATATGCCATTTTTCGTTCTACAGGAGACGGAAATTCTAACGGAGTTACCTCGACTTTAACAGCAGCCATAACTACAACTTCTCAAACCACTGGAATTACAATCGCTTCAAAAGACAGAATGCCTACAGAGGCTACTCACTCTAGCGGTGACGCAATTACAAATTTTGTAAATGGTGCTTCTGATATTTTAGAAGCTTCTTTTAGAAACAGCTCTAATGTTGATTCACCTTTATCAAAAATAAATAGATCTGCTTATCAAGCTCTATCTAATAAGTCAGCTACAGGCCAACCATCACAATATTTTGTTCAAAGATTTATAGATAAAGTAACTATTCAATTATATTTAACACCCGGATCTACAGAGAATGGCCAAGTTATTAATTTTAATTTTGAAAAAAGAATTCAAGATGCAGGTGTTTATACAAATGCAACTAATGTTCCATACAGATTTGTACCTTGTATGGTTGCAGGATTAACTTATTATTTATCTATGAAATATAAAAA